AAACATATTCTTCTTTATCAACACCTCTATCTCCCTTTAAAAGAAAATCATCTATAAAATGTTTTTCATCTTCTTTATCTCTAATCACATCAACACCATCTACAACATTTGGTTTTCTATCTGGTCTATTTCTTGCCCTTTCTACTTCTTTTCTTCTCTTTTCCAACTTCTCTGGTGATATAGTTGGTGCTTTAATTTTAATTTTTGGCATTTTAATTTTTGGTATTTTAATTTTTGGAACTTTAATTTTTGGTTTGGATTTTGGTTTTGACGCACTAGCAGGTTCACATCCTGTATCTTCAGGATTTTGACCAACCCCACAGGCCGCCTCAAGGAATAGTTCCATTTCTTTATCTATATTGATGTTTTTCATCTTCTTCCACCTTTATCAAAATCTCTTGAGAATTTTTTTAATTTATCAAATGCTCTAAACTGTTTCAATTTCTGCTGTTTATGCCATTTCATCTTATCAAATACCTTCATTCTCATATGTTGTTTTACTATGTAATAAATATCAAGAACATTACCTCCCATCGATTTTATCCACTTAGCATATTTCTTAACGAGTTTAGCAGAAACTTTCTCGTGTCCGTAATGAGTCCAAAATCCTTTCTTTGGATGTAGTTTTGCAGTTTCATCTTTACCAATATCGTGAAATAAAGCTGCAAGTGCAAAATCTATATCACCAGTTTTAAGTGCTCTGTTAGTAACGGCAATCGTATGTTTCAACACATTACCTTCAGGATGATGGTCTCTCCTTTGTTCGTAATTTTTAAGATTGTAAACTCTTTTCTTTAAATCACTTGGTAGTGCATTATAAATGTCTTTAAACTTCTTTGGTTTTTTTCTCACTGCTATTTCTCTGATACTTCTATTCAATTTTTTATGAATCCTTTTCATTTTTTTTCTTTGTCCAAGAGATGTAGGAATCCAATCAGGTCCAAAGGTATATTCTTCTTTTTCATTTAAGAATTTATCTTTTTCCATATTTTGTATTGCTTTACCTATGTCTTTTCCTTTTAAATCACTTGGAACATCACTACCTTTTACTGATAGTTTAAACCTAACTAATTTTTTAAAATCTTTTCCAATGTATTTACCCCATTTAAGAATTTGACCTTTACTCAATTTGGTCTTTTCTTGAAACTTTTTAATCAAGAAAATATTCTCAGGTTTGAAATTCTGTAATGAATTCAAAAACTGAATATCAACAATCTCTTGATTATGATAGGCTAAACCATTTAATTTCCTTATTGAATTTACATCATTTTTTCGTAAAATCCAAGCTAAAAATAGCACATAATCATTTTCATTTATGTATGGAACTTTAACTTGAAAACCAGGTAATATCTGTTTTGTAAATCCCAAAGAATCAGCCAATTGTAAATACCTTTTAGTTGATTTTGCCTTTCTAATTGACTTGACAAACTCATCTCTGATTCTTTCCTTACTCACACCTTTAAGACTTGGATTTTGTCTTAGTGCCTTTTCTGTTTCCTTTCCTAACTTACCACCAAGTGCACCTTGAAATCTTAATGCTCTCATCTTTCTCAACGGATCCTCATCAAATCTTTCGATTGGTTTTCCAACCGTTCTGATTTTTTTCTTTTTCAAATCTGCTATTCCACCAACCAAGTCTACAATTTCACCCCTATCCATATCGTAAAACAACGCATTTATGGTCAAATCCCTTCTTTTAACATCACCTTCGATGTCGGTATAATCAACTGAACTTGGGCGTCTCCCTTTACCAATATCCTTTCTGAATGTTGCTATTTCATGTCCGTTCACTATCACGACACCGAATTGTTTTCCAACCTCTACGGTTTTCAATCCACCTTTCTTTGCTATCTTTAATACCTCGTCAGGTTTAGCGTCGGTGGCTAAATCAAAATCTTTTGGGTTCTTTCCTAATATTGCATCCCTAACTGCTCCACCCACAACAAAAAGTTTTTTCTTGTTTTTCTTAAAAAGTTTGTGTATATTCTTTATGTCAGAGGGGATGTTGAGCCTAAATTTAGAATACTCATTCAACGGAATTAAATTAGAAAGATAAATCATTACCACTTCCAACCTAACATTGTTTTAGTTCTTTTAAAATTATCTGCTGCTTGTTTCATCCCATACTCTTTATCTTTTCTTGGATTCCAAGTATCTTTAAACCATCTTTTTGGCATTCCCTTAAAGGCATAATCTGCATTATGTCCAGCAACCATAGTTTGCCAATCTTTAATTTTATTACCATCTACAATCCAAACATGCTTAAATCTTTTTCCTTTGGAAGTCCATTTATTTTGAACTGAACCAAATACGACTTTTGCTCTTTTATTGTGTTGATTGGTCATGTAGTATTTCCAAGCCCACGAAACACATTCACCACAGGCAATAACTTTTTCTGATATTAGTTGTCTTAGTTTAATCATACTTGGTCTAATATACCTTCTCGTTTTTTATACCATTTACGGAATTGTGCTGGTGTTCCTATTGTTAATGGTTTACTACCACTTGCCCTTGATAGAATTTTTTCAAGTTCAGGTTGAATCTGAAACCAATTATCCTGTCTTGTAATTCTCTCCATTACAAAAACATCTACAATCTTAGGATTGTACATAAGAATTTCATTCCACCAAGCACTCGGTTTATCTTCTGGATTTATAAGATTCTTTTTTATTTTTGATTTATTCTTCATCAACCACTTGTTTTGCCAATCAAACCACTCTTTTATATATTTAGCAATGTGAGTTCCTGCTTCTTCTGCCGTTAATTTTTTATACTCATTATAATCTATCGCTTCAGGATCATCATAATCTCTAAACATCCATAAATCATGAAATTTTTTATCTATTTTTAAAATCTTATCTTCTAACTTTTCAAGTTTCTTAAACAATCCAGCCCTTTTCATTGCATTTTTAAAAATCATTCTATCACCAGTTATGTAATGTGATTCAATCCACCTACGACCAGTTTTATCGGGTATCGTATCGAAATCCATCCATCTTTTTGCCAATAAATGTCCTTGTACATAAAAAATAACACCACCCGTGCCAGTCTGAATACCTCTGCCTTTTGCTAATGGTGAGTCGTGATTAGCACGAGTAAATGTTGATATTGATTTTTTCTTACCAAGTATCCGTGTTAATGAATTAAGATTGTTAGGATTTGTCACATGAAAGGAACTGATAGGTATTTTACCAAACATCTTTTCGTGTATTTTAGGATAGAGTGCTATCTTATCCCCATACTTTAAATTTGTTAATGTTGATTGAGTATGGGCAGGAAACCACTTATTATCTATCCAAACGGGTCCTTTACTTTCTCTTAATAAATCTTTTAATTTAATCATACTATTTCTCAAAATCCGTTGAATAATCTTGACCACCATATTTATCCCAACTTGCTATGGCGTCATAAAAATCTTCATATTTAAGTCCAGTATTGACAACTTTCTTTATCACTTGAACCCTCTGTATATTTTTATTTCTATCTCCTTTGTATGGATTATCCGCTCTTGGAAAATCAAGTTGAGTATATCTGCCCTTTTCAAACCAAGGTTCAGGTTTATTACTATCCACTCCTAACTTTCGTTTCTTTTTAGCACTTGTCCAACCCGTATCGGGTTCACCTGAGTCTGCACCACCAGTAGAACCATTATTGTGAGAATACTCGTTTAATATATCTACAAGTTTAATCACTATCTTCCTCTCAACATCTGTTTTAAATCTTTTTTAGGAATAAGATTTTGTTTCTCAATCCACTTTTTTGCTTGTTTATTTTTTATTGGTTTATTTAAGAATTTCTTAACTCCTTTATCAACTAACATATTAAACTTTTTCTTTGCCTGTTCAGGAGTTAAATGTTTATTATTATCCACAATTAAAAAGTTACTTGCCCCAAACAATCCTTGAAAGTATGCCAAATTTGATTGTACATCTTTCCAACTATCTTCAACTATATCTGCAGGTAATCTTCGTGGTCGTGTTTCGTTTCTTTGTTGTGCAACTTCTAATGAAGTTGTTATAAATACCATAAATGTATCATATCCTAAATTCATCAATTTAGTTCTTTTCTTCTTAACAGATTTAAATTTATGACCTGTTCCGTCAATTATAACTCCCATTCTACCCTCTAAGTACTTTTCTAATCTAGCTCTACTCAAATCTTTTGCATATCCTCTTAATCCACTATAATCATCGTATTCAGGATCTGTAAGTTGTCTGAACAAATCTTTAGGCATATTATCAATATCAAGAGTTCCAAAGTATTTCTTTAAAAACAATTCTAATTCTTGGTCTTGATTGACCATTTTTAGTCCATACTTAGATACATTTACTTTTTCAGGAATACCAAATAGTTGTGATGCAACATAAGATTTACCACTACCAGGTCCACCAGCTAAAAATATAGCCTTAAATATACCTGGATCTCGAACTCCTTCATTCAGTAAATCCATCAATTTTATCATAAGCAAACTCCGTTTAGGTGTAATGATTCACTAATAAATATAAGGAAATAGAAATATTGGAAGTTATTTAGTCTTTGAGATTTGTATAATATTGTCCAACTACAAACTTTGTATTGGATGTTGGTGAATTAGTATCCCAATTTGGATTGTACTTTGATATTGGAATTACTCTAAAATCAAAACTAACTCTTGTCAAAGTTGTTTTGTTGGGTTTATTTCCATGCATACATTTGTTACCATTAAACATATAGTATTGTCCATACTCCAATTCAACTGGTTTAAAATCTAATTTCATAGGTTCACTTTCTACCCATACGGTATTAGTCCCATAACATTTTGTTAATGGTAGAAAAAAGTTGATTTCACCTGGTGGATGTTTGTGTAAAGGATCACCATCAGAATGAAATGTGTGAATTGCTTGGTCATTGGGAATATGTACTCTAAATGTAGGCCACTTCTGATAATGAAATGGTTCATCAAACAATTTAGTTACTTCGTTGTGAATAAAACCATCATACAAT